GCCGGGCGCGCCCGGGCCTGCCCCCCGCCCGCCCCCCGCCCCCCCCCCCCCCAGCCGCTGGTACTCACTGCTGAGAAAGTACAAATTGGCGCTGCGCTTGATGTAGGTGCCCAGCAGCAGCACCCGCTTCAGCAGACTTCGCCTTTCGGTGGGGTCGGCTTTTTCGCATCGGGCGAGCATTTGCCGCATCTGGACTGTCTGCCTGCTGTGCCTGGCCTCCAGCTCATTGTATATACGGTTCTTCTCGGTCAGCTCATGCAGACTTCTCTGTACAAGATAGGCGTCCTGCAGCTTCTTCCTGTTGCGTTCCATTTCCGCCCTGTTTTCATTCAACCGGGCGTGCAGCTCCGTCAGCGGGCGTACATTGTCCTGCCAGACGGCGTAGCCTCCGCTGATGGGCGCCGAGGAGATGCGCATGCCGTCAGGCCGGAGGATCTGCTGCCCATCCTGCGGGCAAATTATATCCTCGCCCGCGGCACGGGAGCGCAGGACGATCCGGCCGCTGCGATCCGCAATACAAGCTGCCAGCGTTGAGGCCTCAAACAGATCTACGTATCCCGTGTTGGACGGTATCATCCGACAGCGGATGCAGCTTTCATAGATGGCGGCATACAGCAGGCAGAACATCACGTTCATATCGCCGAACCACCACCGGACGGCGGGAAGGCCCGACAGATAGAGAATACCGTACAGGAACATCACGCAGCCCAGCACAAACGGCATGATCCGCTTCCCTCTGCCGCCCGGCATACGGCTCTTTCGAAACAGGCAGACGAGGGAGAAGGCCATGCAGCCCACTATCCAACCAAGGCAGACAAAATACAGCGGGCGGTGGAAATACGTTCCGGAGAGCGGCAGCCCGGGAACGCCGCTTTTGAAGGCGAATACCTGCTGATGCAGGTCGTTGGTGATCACCAGCAGAAACAGCACCGCGGGGACGATCAATAGCATACCGGTTCTTCGGCTCAGACGGTAGTCCTCCGGTTTCCCCATGGACAGGGCGATGTACACCCCCAGCAGCGGGAGAAACAGCATCGGCAGGTAGTAGAGGTACCACACATACCGCGCCGCTGTCAGGTCGGTGACGACACTGTATTTCAGCGTCCGCAGTATGAGCCACAGCAGGATCAGCGCCGCCGTCAGCCGCAGGCAGTGCAGCGCCTGCCGCTGGATGATGCGCCGGTCAAGGGAAAAGCCCCACAGGGCGAAAAGCAGCAGATAGAGCACCGTCCGGATATGGTTCATGACAGGACCGCCGATGTCAAATTTTGCCATCATCCGGCAGGCGTAGGCTATGGCGATCACCGTGAAAACAAAGATCACAGCCGACAGATGTTTCGTGTTTCCTTTCAAGGGGTAACGCCCTCGCTTTCTCTCCGCATATATCACCGCACGCATCCTTGCTGTGTATAGTATAGCATAAAGAGAACTTCCCCGCAACAGCATGCGATAGTCGCCGTCCAGCTCGCTGTGCTTAGTAATTCTGACCGCGAAAAATGTCATAAGGTCTTTTTGAAGATTTTTTTGAGGAAGAAACGGAGCAGGCGTGACCGGCTCCGTACAGGGTAATAAAAAAGTGGATGTAACTGAAATCAGTTACATCCACTCAAGATGTCATGCGTGACCAATTTAGATACACGCTGAAATAGGAAAAATCGAGAGCTGAAGCGGCTTTGGGCTGTTTCAGCCATATTTTTTTGCTTTCAATTTCCCATGATAGCGGAGAATTGGGTATTTTTAAGAGTGACCGAAATAGATACAGCCTCGCATCTCCGATTTCCGTCTTTGCGCTTATTTCCGCTTGCTGTGTTTTTGAGAATTATTTTCCCGCTCTTTCAGCCATGCCTCAAATGCTTGAACATTTTCTTCGTGCGTATAGAACTCTCGAATGACGGGGAGCAGTGATGCAGCCAGCCCTTTGATTGCCCACAAATCAGGTTCGACTTTATCGAGGTTGTAATCTTCCACATCTATGACTGTGCCATCCTTGTCAAGATGGATGACGCTGACGGGTATTCTGTTAAACTTCTCATCCATCTTTTCTCGGCTCCTCAGAGGTGGAATCTATCCGGATTTGTAATCGGCGCTTCTTAGGTCGTCAGGCACTTCATCCGGAAAGTTCTCGGCAAACCAGCGGAATGGTATTAGGACCATATCCGGCAGACCGTTTTCTGTTATTACGAATCCGATGTCTTCGTTGTCAATGCGTTCCAGGATTTCATCCAGTTTTTCGACGAGCAGGGTTTGCTCGATGCGTTCCATTTCGGATAGTGGCGGCAGGCTTTTCATTTTGACATCCCCTTATTCCTGCTGTGATGTGCTTTCTCCCGAAGATACAGGGACAGGCTTTAGCGTACCGGTTATAAAATCATACAGTGCTTCAGGCTCTTTCAGGCAATACTTCATGGTGCAATCTGCTTCCCATACCGTATAGTCATCGGTCGCTTCATACAGCCACCAATCGATGTAGTCGTATTGGTCATTGACCGTTTCTTTCAAAACATCTCTAAGAGCCAGAAGATACTTGTTTTCGGTACCGAATACAAAGTGGCCATTGCCAACCAGGTCGAGTGCTTTGCTGAACTGTTCGTCGATGGACTCTTGCTCCTTTATCATTTGGAGTGCTTTGCAGAATCCTTCTTTACTTAGCATTGGTGCTATTCCTCTCTTGAGCTTCCTGTTCCTCTTTCCACCTTTTGAGAAGTGTAATCGCATGATCCTGTGTCTTTGGGTCGGCACAGTATTCGAAGAACTGCACAGCGGCTTCTTCCGGCGTGAGGCCATAAGGCTTTAGCACCTCGGTTACCTGCGCCAGCAGCTCTGCATCGATTTCTATGGTAATCGTAACTTTGCCATCATCCATAATGCTGTTCCTCCGATTCTTTAAGATTGTCGTATTGAGGTTCCTCGGAGTAAAAGACCTGCATATCATCCAATCGGAGACACGACAGTCTTCCAAGTGCTCCTGACCAAGGGTCACCCTTTTCAGGGAGCATACAGCCGCAGTCGATTCCGATCCAGCTCTTTGCATCCCATATTGCCATTGGGTTATCATACTGGAAACGGATAGTTGGCGTGTGTCCGAAGATGACTGTACAGCCCTCCAGAACAGGGAAACTGTCAAATCGCATCCAGACGGCAAAGTCTCGCTCACACTCGTATTTGCGGCCATAGGTTTCATACAACTCGACAGGCGCTGCGTGGGTCAGAATGAATTGTCTGCCATTCACCGTGAGTTCCATATTTACAGACAGCTTCTCCAAATACTCGAATATCTCCTGGCGAACTGTTTTCTTTATGTGCTTCAGATAGTTATGTGTTATTTGCCCTCCATTTCTATACCACAGAGACTGCTTACGTTCATAGTAGTATTCAGGCCACTCCTCATCCTCCGGGGGTGGGTAGTAGAGAGCATTCATCATCATTAATTCGTGGTTACCCAGAAGCATTTTGGCATTTGGCATCGCCATGATCTGACGAAGGATTTTGATGCCATCCGGGTTTCTGTCTATCACATCTCCAAGGATATAAAGAGTGTCATCCGGCTGCAGTTTGATTTGCTTCATGACGGAATCAAAGCGTCGCTTTTGTCCATGAATATCGGACATTACATAAATCATGGTGTTCCACCTCCTTTTCTGTAACACGAACAATTACCATATTTCAGAGCGAATAGCTATCAAAAAATCACAACTCACAGATAATGATCCTGATTGGCATTTCCGATGACCTATCAGTCACGAAGTACGGGATGGTCTGTCGAAAAATCTGGATTTGGTCTTGAATCCTGACAAGCAGCCCTTTGAGTAAATCCTTTGAAATGTATCCATCGTTTTCATTCTCAACAGGCTTTTGAAGTAGCATCTCCAAGTCAGAGAGGTTGCCCCAAATGAAAAAATCCCATGAGTCGAATGTACTGCGTTCGAATGCTGGATTTTCTGCGCAGATGATATCCTGAGTTTCTGCTGCCAGGTCAGAAAAACAGATTCTCTCTTTACTAAGAGCCAGCTCATCATGTGCGCTGGAGAAGATATCTCGTTCGGGCGCAGTATACAGATAGCGGTGTCTGAGTTCTCCATTTGCGTGTCGATGCCACTGATCGATGTTGAACCATTGACCATTGGAGAATAGCTCTACTGTGTAGCCGAGCCATTTACTCATGTGGTGCGCCTCCTATCGCCAAGTGCTTTGCCGTACCTCTAATGGAGTCTTCCAATTTAAGCAATCATCTTCCCCACGGGAACCCGAAATCCTTGCGTTTGATCTTGCACCGAGGGTGTCCATCTTTCCAGAAGACGATTCCCTCGATCACATGGGTTTCCAGATAAGTGCGGATGCCTTCAAAGCTCCGATCCAGTTCAACAATGTCTTTCCCATGGGGCTTGAGTACATCGGCATCGAGGTTGTATGGGTTTGCTCTGAAATGTGGGCCGATGGCCTCATATGTTCCATCCGGTACGATTTCCATTCTGTCATACGCATCCCAGAACCATTTGTCGCCGGTTGCAGTTCGGTCACAAGGTACCCAACAAGGCAGGTGGCCAGTGACAGGGTCTGCGTTCTCCTGACACTTGATTGCGTTAGATGGAATGGGCTTTCCATGTTTTGCATCGTATCTTTTGTAGAAAACACCATTGATGACCGCACAGCAGGCACCGTCCCATTTGATGGTAGCTACGCCGTCGCCGGCCATGACCCAAGCAAGGCCAGGGCTGATATTTGGCAGTATTCTGACAATTCGATGGTTTTCAAATTCTCGTTCAAAGAGAGTGGGTATCTTTTTCATTCACAATCCTTTCTGATGCAACCTCATCTCCGCTTCCACTGAGCCATTCCTCAATAGGAATAAATCTCTCGGCATGACTGATTTTGCCAGCACAAGTGTCACAGTAGGGACTGATCCAGCCAGTAGAAGCCTTTGTTGCAGGGTTCCCACATCTGATGCAAGTTCTCGCAGATAGGCGCTCATATTTGGGGATGATGTCACGAAGCATCCGCTCTGTACAGCCAAAGTCATACCAACAGAGCGTTCCATATTTCTCCTTGATCTGGGTAATGCGGTATTGGTCGAGATACTCGGCACGTACCAATTCCTCACGGATATCTTCACACATTTGCTCCCCAAAAGCCTTACGCCAGCCGTCAGGCATGGAATCCAGTTCCGTATAGGAATAGTCGTAATCCTCTGGAACTTTTCCCGTCCAGCGGTTACGAGGTATTAGAAACGGAAATCGCTCAATCAGCTTTTGGTTCGATTCTTTATTCGATTGCATCTGAAACCCTCCTGTGTGTTTTCCTTTAGGTTGAAAAAAGCATTATTCGGACAGAGGTGATTTCTGCCCGAGGGTTTATCGCTTTCCAATCCTTGACCTGTGCGGCGACCTTCTTTTGGATCTCCTCATAATAGCGATACGCACCGGAGCGGTCATTCCATTCGAAATATTGATAAGCCTTCTTGAGTTCATCCTCCATCTTCCGATATTCGTCTACTGAGACGAAGTCCAAAATATTATCGGATTCATCATTCTGAAAGGCAGCTACTTCAGATCGAAGAGCAAATGCAGAATGTTCTTTGCCGGAAGTATTCAGTAGCTTCAAGATGTCATCGTAGCAAACGGCAATTCGGACACTGTCCTCTAGGGTAAGCCAGTCGTTCACCGATGCCTGTAGATTTCTTGACATTTTGTCTACTGTGAACGGGTGTCCATCGCACTCAAGCTGCCGGTATGCTTTTTCAAACTGATACCTGCTGTCCGAGCGAAGCGTTGGAACAAGAACGAGATGTTCGATAGGCAGCAACTTCATCACTTGGGGGTTGATACAATGCCACTGATCATTTGCCAGAACCTCCGTAAAAATGAAATATGATGTGCTCATCTTACTCACTCCTTTCTGCGCTTCGACCGCTTTGTGATGTGGCCAACTCTCTTGCATTAGCTTCCACATCTCAAGTCTTCCGTCCAGACATAATAAGGAATTGGCGAATGTGTCCCACGTTGGTGGGGTGGGAGATGCGTCATAAGTGATTGCAATGGAATACCGATCTTTCCCCTTTGAGGCAAGATCGGCTTTGATCTTTGCAATCCTATCTGGAGACTTGCTTTCTTCATATGTGAGGCGGTAGCAGGCAAACTTGTATCTGCCACCTTCACTGAAGGTTACCTCCATACATCTTCTCTCAAATCATTTCTCATCGGGCCCCTCAAACAGCGCACGGAAAAGAGCCACATGCTCTCCCACGAGCTGCGGATATTGGTAATAGATGTGTCGGCAAAGGCTTCGATAAAGATCGATGAAGCGGATCTCATCGCAGAAATCGCAGAGGCCATCCATGATTTGTTCTAACTGCTGCTCGTCGGTGATTTGATCCTTCAGCACCTGCTCGACCAATAAAGAGTAGTGCGCGTATGCCGTGTCTCGCAGGTTGCTGATCCCCTCGACTATATTGCGGAGTTCCTCCATTGCGTGTTGGCATTCATCCATTTGTCTGTCCTCTTTTGTCATATAGTTCTCGTAGCTCTGCTTCTCTCTTTTCTGTGATGGCTTTGCTGTAATAGGTTGGGCGACCTGAGTGGTACTCTTCTGCCATCCATTCATCGAGATCAAAATTCCACTTGTGGGGTCCGAACTCGTCTGGGTAGTTCTCAATGAGAATGTGCTGCTTCTCACGGATCTGCTCTATGATAGGGGCAATATCATATTCCGAGAATATCCTGGCACCTTTCAACACATGGAGGATCTCGTTGCCCCACACTCGCTCATCAACGCCGCTGTACTTATCGAAGCCACTACTGTCTGGCTGTTCCTCGATCTTTCCGCCATAGGAGATCAGAAGGCAGTCATCCTTTAGGAAATGGTTGATCCACAGGTTCGGGATGTACTGCAAGTCGGTAATACCTTTTGTGGAGAGGAAGCCCCACAGCTTATAGTATCTGCCAAAGACATACCATTCCGGGAGATCTTCCTCTTTGATTTTCGTTTTGTGATGTCCTGAAAAGAGAGTGAAGTCATCGTTCTGAATCCAGCACAGCTTGTGGTTTCTCCATACTCGGCGCTCAACAGTGTAGAGATTGCTCTTGAAACGACTCATTTGAAACCTCGCTTTATCATTTCCAGTGACACAACATCGTGGAACAGGAAGCGTAGCTTGTCAATTTGCTTCTCTATGTGCCAGTGTCCGCAAAGCCATGCCTTGTAATCCACTTTTTCTTCTATTCCATCAAGCCATCGCTCTGTGCTGTCATCAACCGTGCTCTGATCGATCATGGGTAAAAACGCATCCCGCGGTTCGTACTTATAGGGGCAGGTATGAGAGAGAACAATGTCAATTCTGTTTTTTGTGATTTGATCTTCCACATATGTCTTGATTTCTGCCGAGGGCTGCTCGTCTGCGAACCACAGCAGATCGTTTTCCAGTCGGTAGTATTTGTCTACGCTATAAGCGCCGCCGATGACCAAGTGCTTGATCCCATCCATAGTGAAGATGTCACCGTCCCTTGCGAAGAGCAGGTTCGGATAATCATCCTCGTACCAAACGAGACCACCATTCCACTCTTTCTGCTTATAGCCGGAAAGTGTGGCCGGACGCCGTTCATGGTTTCCATGAATACAGAACACAGTGGGCTTCATTCTGGCAAGGTCATCTTTGCAATACGTGTCTCGTCTGTTGCCGTAGTAGTTCGCTCCGACATCACCAAGGATGACGATCACATCCGACTCTGTGAGCTCATAGTGTTGGGCAAAAGCGACGATCTCTTTCGCGCTGCCGTGAATATCGCCGGTGTAATAAATCATACATCTTCATCCTTTCTGGCTTGACCGGATTATAGCATCAATAGAATGGAAAATCTCGCAAAAGCCCAAATCATAATCGTTTTGGGCGAAAACATAATCGTTTTTTCATGCGACAGACCACAGGTCAATCTCTTAACCTGTGGTCTGTTGCTATTTGATATTCAGTTGATAAAATGATTACCATTCATCTTTGAGGAGATGGTGATGCGAGCGAAGTGCGTTTTTGGTCGTTTTCAGCACATCCAACAGGACATAGGTTTCATACGGAGAGCAGTTGGCAAAAATCTTCTGGGCCTCGGCGTTGGACATCTCTGTCGCACCTGTGAGTTGCCTGTTCAGGAGTGTATCAGTTGATACCTCCAATGCATTGGCGATGCCGACAAAGGTTTCGAGGCTCATGACCTTTGTACCGCATTCAAGATAGCTGATGTAGCCAGCAGACTTGTCGATCATGGTAGATAGCACCGCCTGAGAAATACGCTTGTTTTTCCTGATTTTCTGGATTCTTTGACCAAGGACATAGTAATTGAGTTGCATAGAGAAACCTCCTTAAAAATTTTGGCAACTCAATTATATTTGAACCGCTATTTTATAGCGGGACGGTTATATAAACTCGGCCTTTGCATGATATATACTAATTTAAATTATATTCAACAGCTTATATCCGGCAAAGGGGAGGTGGGCTGGTCATGTATGAACAATTGGACTTGAAGCTGATCGGCTCACGCATCAAAGCTGTTCGAACCAGCAGAGGCATGAGCCAAGCGGATTTGGCAGTCAAAGCTTCTGTTTCGCTGCCGCTGATCAGCAACATTGAACGCGGAAAAACGAGTATGCAGCTTGAGACCTTCGTCAAGGTGGCGGAAGCCCTTCAGGTGTCTACAGATCATCTGCTCCGTGCAGATGTGCCGGAGGTCAAAGCAATCTATCAAGGCGAGTTTGCGGAGATTCTCGAAGGCTGCTCAGCCAGTGAGATGGAAGCCATCCTGAATATCGTCCGAGAAGTCAAAGCCTCCATGCACATGAAACAGAATAACGATTAATTATCGGGTTGGGTGTCCAATCCGATATTTTTTTCATCGTTTCCATACCATAGGTCAAGATGCTGACCTATGGTATCTTCTTATTTTTAAGCATTTTTCCTATAATTTCCCCAAAAGGGCTTGCCCAAACACGGGAGGAAAACATGGAAAACACGAAACTGCTGCCTTTAGGTACTGAACAAGGACTCGAAGAGACGGAATATCCCTCTTTTGACCTGTGCCTGGGAGAAAACACGGTATCGCCTCTTGTGGCACAACACAGGCAGTGGTTGAAAACTATCCGCCATGAAACACCTAACCCTAAGATCCCGTTCAAGGTTGCAGTGTATATCCGCTTTTTCAACCAGACGAAATATAGAGACGAAGAATATCTCGAGCGCAACAAAGAGGTTTTTCGTGCTACGCTGGCTCAGTATCCTATGTGGGAGTTTGTGGGCTTCTATATTGACAATGGATCGACCGCTCCGTATATGGAGAATTCTACGGCATGGTCTGAACTCCTGTCTGACTGTGATGATGGAAAAGTCGATCTCATAATCACACAGAAGGTCAGCAATGTGTCCAGAGATGCCCAAGAAATGACTATCTGCGCAAGAATGCTCGCGGCTCGCAAGCCTCCTGTTGGCATCTACTTCATATCAGAAGATCTATACACTTTGGCCTCGTATTATCGTGATGACCTTCGGGAGCCCTGTTTCCTCCCAACACCCGACTGGAAGATCCTGCCTGATGATGAGCTGGATGTGAGAGGTGCTCTCCATGAGTAAGTCAGCCAAGAAAGCAGCCGACCAAGCAGAACGCGAGAAAGTAAAAAAGCGATACTCAAATCGAAGAGAGCCGGATGTTATCTATCCGGCAAAGAAGCAGGTCGATTTCTACGATGCCGATATTCATCAGCGTGTCGCGGTCTATGTCCGAGTTTCAACTGATAATCTCGGTCAGGAAACTTCCTATGAACTCCAGAAGAACTATTATGAAGAGTTCGTCTTAAAGCATCCCAATTGGAAGCTTGTAAAGATCTACGCCGACAAAGGCATCTCAGGCACTTCGACAAAGCACCGCGTCGAGCTGAACCAAATGCTCGCTGACAGCAGAGCCGGAAAAATCGACTTGATCATCACTAAATCGGTTTCGCGTCTTGCCAGAAATACCGTCGACTGCATTACCATAGTGCGTAATCTTGCGGAGCTTCGCAATCCAGTAGGCGTTTTCTTTGAGAGTGAATGCATCTTCTCGCTGAACGAAGATACAAACATGCCTCTATCCTTTTTGGCATCCATTGCGGAAAACGAGTCTCGCATCCGAAGCCGCAGTATGGAAGTTTCGCTTGCCCAGCGGTTGAATGGCGGCCTCCCTCTGACGCCCAAGCTGTTGGGTTATTCCCATGATGCTGATGGGAAGCTGGTGATCAATCCGGACGAGGCTCCAACCGTGAAGCTCATGTTCTATATGTATCTGTCCGGTTATTCCTCATCTCATATTGCAAAGACCCTTGAGATGCTTGGAAAGAGGACATTCCTTGGCAATTCCAAATGGACTTCCGGCACTGTTATTCAGGTCTTGAGAAATGAGCGGCATTGTGGTGATGTTCTCACAAGAAAGACATGGACGCCTGATGTGATCAGTCATAAGTCTAAGAAAAACAGAGGAGAACGGCAGCAGAGCCTGTATAAAGGGGAACACGAAGCAATCGTGTCGAGGGATGACTATATAGCCGTCCAACACATGATCAACAATGCAAAGTATGGGGGGAAATCTATTCTGCCGGAGCTTCGTGTGATCGATTCTGGTATTCTGAAAGGCTTTGTCACGATCATCCCCAAGTGGGCAGGATTCAAGGCCGCCGATTATTTACGGGCTTCTATGAGCGTCTACTCAGCCGATACATATTATGGTCAGCCTGCGGAGGACAACTCCACTTTCGAGGTGGAGGCAGGAGATTTCGACTTGCGCGGTTTTGAAGTTACGAATGCCTCTCTCTTTGATGCGAATAAAAGGCCGTATGTACTATTCCAAAGTAAGACAATCAAGTTCAACACGGACTGTGTCCGGCAGTTTGGAAAGGACAGTAAAGTTGAGCTGTTGATCCATCCGGGTTTGCGGAAGTTTGCTGTCCGCCGTGCCTCTAAGGACTCGCGCCAATTCGTACAGTGGTCAAGACCTACCGATGGAAAATACTACGCCAAGGAGATACCGTGTTCCGCGTTTGGGGAAACCCTGTTTGAACTGCTCGATTGGGAAACTGCTTATAAGTTCAAGGCTTATGGTAGGCTCCTCCAAAACGAGGGGGATTCGGTATTCTTATTTGATCTGAGTGAACCTGAGATATTTATCCAATCCTATCTTATGACGGGAACAGATTCTCCCGCCAAAGGAAGTGGCAGCCTTTCACCTCTTTCCGTATCAGGAAAGCGTGTCCGAGCAGTCCCTAAGAAACTGGCTGACAGATTTGGCAGCGACTTCTATGCCCACCGGCTTACCTCATCTTTGTTTGAATCACAAAGTGAAGATGCTTGGAAGCTCTGGCTGGAAGGTCAACTCTTTGAAACCAGCGAAAAACTTCAAGTCACCAAGTACGATGAGATGCAGCGTTTTATCGCCGAACAATTAGCGCCCATAAAGCAGTTGGAAGGGGTGAACTTCGATGCCTGAAAAATCCGTTATCCCGGTCTCTCGGAATCTTGATGGAGTGTATTACCGCGTGGTCCGTGATGGCAAGCATGTCAACAGATGCTTTTCTGATCTGTCGGAAGCCGAGCAGGATGGGATCATGGCAGAGTATAACGCGGAACAACTCAGGCGGCTTTGTCGCTATCTCAGCATAAGCCTGCGCCAGATCGGAGATACGCTGGAGCTTGTCAGAGAGGAATGAAAGGAGAGCAGAATGGAAGTAGAAAATCAGGTTTCTTTCATCTCACCGATGCTGCAGGATATTCAGTCCGGCAATGTCGATGATGAAACTACCATCACCTTTGAGGAGGACGCAGACACGCCAATGACTATCGACGCATCGGCGCCGGGCGATGTGATCGAGCTTAGTGATGACTTTGATTTTGATGGATATCAGGTGGTTCGCAGGGAGTTCTTCGCTCACACCTTCGAGCCGTCTATCACCTTCAACAATTACAAAGTCTATGTCAATACTGCCTGTTTGAACAAGTTTCCCCATGCGGATTGCGCTCAGCTTTTAATCAATCAGGAGTCACGCATCCTTGCGCTGCGTCCATGCGCTGAGTCAGAGCGGGACGCATTCTCCTGGTGCAACATATCTGGCGGAAGGCGGAAGCCTCGGCAGGTAACGGGTAAGTTCTTCTTTGCAAAGCTCTTTGAGCTGATGAACTGGAATATTGATTACAGGTACAAACTGCTTGGCAAGGTCATTCACGCCAACGGTGAGTATCTGATTGCATTCGATTTGAATGCTTCGGAGATCTATCAGCGCATTGCAAAGGACGGGGGCAAGCCCAAGACAGCGCGCACCCCTGTATTCCCATCCGGTTGGAAGGATCAGTTCGGACTTCCTTATCGTGAACACCAGAAATCTCTGCAGATCAATATCTTTGATGGGTACGCGATTTATGGGATCAAGGATAACACCGTATCTTCCATGGAATCCGGGGACAATGTCACACCAGGCCAAACCGCATATCAACCAGAGGTACCTGTGCAGGAGGAGAGCGTAAATGGATAGTGCAGATAACAGTGCGATCATGACCATTGACCTGAAGTGGAATCGCTTTCGCATACATAAATCTACCCTGAACAAAATGGGGAATCCGCGATATGTTCAATTTCTGGTCAATCCAGAGGAAATGTTTATTGCGGTACTTGGCTCAGATCGACCACTTGATGGCGGCACCGCCAACAGAGTGAAGTTGGTTCAAACGCCACGCCATTATTCCATTGAGTTCTACAGCAATACACTACTGTGCGCTCTGGTCAATATGATCGGTACTCTCGACTTCCGGTACAGTTATCGTATGACCGGAGAGGTGGATGTCGCAAACAGGGTAGCCTATTTCTCCATGAAAACCTTAAAGAAAAATGAGAGGAGAATGCCCATCGATGGATAAAGGATTTGCAGTGTTGAAGATCGACCCGGAATTCAAGACACTCATTCGGCCATTACGCAAAGATGAGTATCTTCAACTCGAAGTAAATCTTACAGTGGACGGCTGCCGAGAGCCAATCGTCACATGGAATGACATCATCATTGACGGTCATAACCGTTACGAGATATGCAATCGACTTCACATTCCCTATGCTGTACGGAAGATGCCATTTGAGAACCGGGAGCAAGCGATTGTCTGGATCTGCAGCAATCAACTCGGTCGCCGAAATATCACCGAGGAAACCAGACGCTATCTCATCGGAAAACAATATGAGCTTGAGAAAGTTGCGCGTAAGCATCCTCCCAATGTCAACGGCTTCAATCAGTACAAGCGCAGAAACAGAGGCGAGCGTGGCGAGACCTTTCGGCGTACAGCCCAGAAGTTCAGTGCTCAATACAATGTATCTACTGGATCTGTGCAGAAGTATGCGATCTACAGTAAGGCATTAGATGTTGTTGGGCAGGCAGATCCCGAACTTCCTGGCAAAGTGCTTTCTGGTACATTCAAAATATCTCATGAGAACCTTGTGGCACTATCGAAAATGCCACCGGAGGAAATCAGACGAATTGGGACAAGACCGGAAGACCTACAGCACCCGTTCACCAGTTACAGCGATACGCGAAAAGAATTTGCCGACACAGATGAGGAGCCAGTCGCACCTATGCAGGAGCCTTTACCGCTTATTAAAATTACACCCAAGCATGATCCGGACGCCGAAATCGCTGGTTTGACCCTAACAGTTCCGTCATGGGTCAGTTCCATCGAACGAGCCAGAAACAATGCGGATATGAATGCCGCTTCCACGAGGGCAAAAAGCAAACTCGAGGAGGCGCTGCTGTCACTACAGGAGAAGGTGTCCGAGATGCTCTCAGATATCAGGGAGGTAGACTAATGCAAGACTTCAGTAGATTTGTCCCGAATGTCCACTTCGAGCAGATTCCTATCAAAAACCTTGTTTCCAATCAGGAGTATCAGCGGCCATTGTCACAGGTGCAGGTTGAAAAGGCCATCGAGGATTTTGACCTCAATCAAATCAACCCGGTAAAGGTGAGCCGCCGCGATGGTATCAACTATGTCTTTAACGGACAGCACACCATAGAGATCGTTGCTACGGTATCCGGTTCACGAGAGACTCCTGTTTGGTGCATGATTTATGACAGCTTAGATTACAAGAACGAAGCGGACATTTTTGCAAATCAGATGAAGCATGTGCGTCCGTTGAAGCCTTACGAGATATTCATGGCTAATATTGAAGCAGGAAATGAACAGCAGCTTGTGATTAAGCGGCTCGTTGAGTCCTATTCCCTTTCTATCGGACCGACCAAAGCATACGGCGTGATCTGCGCAGTTGCCACGCTGGAACGAATCTACACCAAATATGGTTACCATGTGCTTGACCGAACTTTGCGGCTCTGCGTTGGTACATGGGAGGGAGACATCGACTCTCTTGGTGCGAATGTATTGGCTGGTGTTGCGAGAATGATCGTAGCTTTCGGTGACCAGCTTCGTGACGAAACTTTTAAGGAGAGGGTCGGCTTCATGTCTGTTCGGCAGTTGTCCCGTATCGCCAAAGAGCGCGGGGCTGGCTCTCTCTGCTATGCCGAAGCTATGCTTGTTGCCTACAACCGCAAATGCAAGTACACCTTGCGAATGTCGAAGCTGCATTCTGGGAAGGTAGCTGCAGAAGATGATTTTGTAGAGGAGAATGACGAGCCGCTTGCAGACGATCCTGTCCTTGTGGGATGACTCCCTGCGGCATGCTTAGTGATTTATAACCTACCGACAAAAAGATCTCCCTTGCTCGAAGGGAGATCTGATGATGAATTAGGTTGATTATTCAAGAGCCATCGAAAAGGCCGGTCGCATATATTCCTGTGCGTTTCGGCTTAATCCGCACTCTGAGGCCAAGTGGCTCCAGTTTTCTCGGACGGTTTTCAGGATATCCGCTGCCATGGTTGCTGCGTCCTTGGTATTGAGTCCGCAATACGGTGCGATCTCCAACGCAAGGTCAAGGGAGATCGTCGCATCATCCTCGTTTACACAGAGGGATAGTTCGTCACCCTCCGGAACAGGGTTTACGTCGTACAAAGGAGACAGATGCCAGCCATCCGCCTTGAGGATAAAGCCGTGGTTTCTCATATGGTCATCCGTATTGGACACGGCCATGTTGAACACGATCCGCTTCCATAGCTCCGTCAAATCTCTCTTGGGGGCAGCACCGTTGGCTTTGATAAAAGATACCAGTTCGAGATAACTGGATCCGTCCGCGGCCGAGGCACCATCGGTCTTGCCGAGCATTGTCATGGCGGATGCGAAATGAATCCGCGCAGCACCATTCCGGTCAAACCTTCGTACAAGGAAGGTGCTTCCGTATTTGGAGAAGTCGATCAACATGGACTCTGGAACATCCAGACCGCAAAGTCTTGCAAGGTCATGGGTGACCTTTTCCCAAGCGCCCACATTGATATCGTCATGCTTGGACGGGAACTTGGCGATCCATAGATTCCCCTTTGTGTCCAGAACGGTGGCCTTCGGACGAGCGCCGCCCAGCGAGGAACCGGGCTTGATGAGCTGATTGATCCATTTCTGCTCGAGACCGGACTCATCGTTTTCGAATTGACGGGAGGCTTCCTCCAGCGTTCGCAGGCTGGTCCAGGGAGGCGTCGGGGTTTTTGAATCATCCGAAAGGAACGGGCCGTCTTTGTCCAGCTTGAAGCGAATCGCGCCCATCCGAGTCTCGTCGTAGACGCCCAGCAGGAAGTCGCTGTCTAAGAGCTTTCGAGGCTTCCGGCCTTCCTGTTCCGCCAATATTCTTTCTCTGCGCGTCATCAGCAGGCGGCCCCAGCGGTCGGGGGAGGAGTCAGCGAAAAGACCGAACACATTTTTTGCGCCGGTGGGATACTGACGTCCGGCATACAGTTGAAGATCCGGGTCCAGATACATGTAGTTTGCGCTGCTTTTTAACCAGTCGGCATCATACTCGAAGGAGTAGCTCTCCCGGCCATGGACATTCTCCACGAAGAGAGTCCCCAGGAAGTTCGGCTCTGTAGATCTGAAATTTTCATAGACATAAATTACTTTTCGTTCTGATGCCACGGTCAATCACCTCCGTTTCGCGGTGCTCTCTTGCGCGTGGTAAGTTCAAGGTCTTGGAGTTTACGCCCCAGCTCGTCATCCTTTGCAACGAGCAGAAGGTCTTTATCCATATTGTTCAGTGCGTGCAGAACTGCGGCATAGATCCCAATCGCGACAGAGGGGTTTCCCTTTTCAACATTCCACACTGTGGCTCGGCTCACACCGGCTCTTTCCGCGACCAATTCGGCAGACAGATGCCGCCGTAATCTGGCAAGTTTGATCTGTTCCCCAAGCTGCTCCAAAATAGCTTGCGTCTGCGGCAGCACGGCAACACTCTTTCGCCCCATTCTGTACACCACCTCTATATCATCATTATGCTTGTTATTATAGACGGCATGACTTGAATTGTCAATAAATAATGACATTATTAAGAGAGGGTTGTAACAAACTGCCCATTACTTCATTGTGTGCGAACCTTTTCGCCGGTATGCATCTAACTTTATCACCTGGTAGGGGGGATCTATATAGAAGGGGTCGTTCATTTTCCAAATTCCAAGCAAGGGCAGGAGGAACTTGCCAAGCGTGTTGCGACCGTCCATGCGCAGATGGTCCATTCATATATTTCGAGGTTGGAATGTCCAACGGAGCAGAAGGTCGCCCTTCTTGATGCGATCCAGAAAAACATCCGCGCTGAAATAAAGAAAGAGAAAGAGGGCTGATCCCTCGATCTCCTGCACTCAGACCGTTTCTTCTACAAGGTAGCCGCCACCGAAGATGATCTCCAGCCTGCCGCCGGGATAGACCTTGATGCATTCCACCATCTGCCGGACGATGGAGTCATCATATTCCATGCACTTGCGCTCTCTTTCTGCGATGATGGCTTGGATCTGCTCGAGACGGTTCTGTTCACCATTATCTCTGGCTGTGCTTTCCTGAATGGTTGCTATGCGTTGCTTGAGGAGCTCTGTTTCTTGTGACAATGTCATGAATTCACTTTCATGGGCTTCGATGCCCTCACCTGATATGACGCTTTCATTGACGAGTGCCAGCATCTTATTGTTCAGCGCTTCGATCTTTCTCTCCAGCATATCCACTTCTTCTGGATCTCCGTCAAGGCCAAGGGCTTCGCTGATGGTCGCTCTCATGAGTGCCTTATAGGTGGCGTTATCTTGCTCGTTAAAGTTGTTGACCGCTCGAACGATGGCCTCCTGTAGCTTGTCCTCCATAATGGTGGGGGAATCGCTGCAGTATTTCTTGCCGTAGTCCAGTCGGCTGATGCAGCGCCACACGATGCGCTTGACACCATTCCTTGACCATGTCACACGGCGATAGCGAGTACCGCAGTTGCCGCAGATGAGGACGTCGGTCAGGGCGTAGCGGGAATATTTTCCGGTGGATGTGATGGAACTCTTTGCGGAGCCTGGCGTTTTCGTTTTTCGTCTTGCCAGTTCTTCCTGAACCTTGTTGAAGGTCACTCGGTCGATGATGGCTGGATGATTGTTCTGAACATAGTACATCGGAGCCTCGCCGGTGTTCTTTTTCCGCTTCTTTTCGATGCAGTCGATGGTGACGGATTTTTGTAGGATAGCGTCTCCGCAATATCGCTCGTTGGAGAGCATATTCATGATCATGCCCTTGCTGAAGCTGATGCTCTTGCCGGGAATATCATAGTTCTCAGCCTGCATCATCTTGGAGATCTTGTCCACAGTTTCTCCGGCCAGGTAGAGGTTAAAGATACGTTCCACGATAGCCACTTCACTCGGTACGATCTCCGGTTCACCGTCAGCGCCCTTTTTATAGCCAAGAAACCGCTTGTACATAAACACCGGGGTTCCTTCCTCGAACTTCTTGCGGACGCTCCATGTGATATTCTTGCTGATGCTTTCGGATTCAGACTGTGCGAAGCCCGCATAGATGACCAGATACAGTTCGCTATCCGTCTTGAGAGTATCGATCTGCTGCTCCTCAAAGTAGACGCCGATGCCTTTGGACTTGAGCATTCGGACATAGTCGAGGCAGTCCACCGTATTTCTTGCAAATCGGGATACGGACTTGGTGATGATGTAATCGATCTTTCCGGCCAGACAGTCGTTGATCATCTTGTTGAACTCAGGCCGCTTGTCGGCTCTTGTGCCGGACTTGCCCTCGTCGGCGAACAGGCCTGCGAAGCACCAGTCTTTACGGCTGGCGATCATCTCAGTGTACACCTTCTTCTGATTGGTGTAGGAGACAAGCTGTTCTTCACTGTCTGTTGAGACTCGGCAGTACGCCGCCACTCTCTTCTGCCTGTATTTTTCTTTATCTACCGTCATGGAGCGTTTCGGCTCTATGACCGTGACGATCTTTTTAGGGACTTTCGTTACTTCCATCGTCCAGCGTGACCTCCGTTTCTGTCTTGGTATGAAGCACCACCCTGCCTTGCTCGCCGAGCGTGATGTATGAGGCGAGGGTGGTAAAGTAATCTCGATTGAATTCATCCTGCGTGACCATCATATGTGCCGCTTTTCTTGCGAGCGATACCGTGAGGTTCAACTTGGCATTGCTTTGCTCGTACATGAGCGATGCCATTTCGATGGTCTTCTCTATGATGTATTCCTCATTCGGAGCGTCACGCTCCAGTTCCAGAGCGATATCGTTTCCTACCTTGGTGACCTTCGCGTCCGGTTCATACCGCTTCCTGGGCTTCGGCTGGAGCAGATGGTCATTGAGGATGATCCGATTGATGAGGACTGTAATGGTTTCGATGAGTTGGGCATCGCTGATGCGGACTCTGATACCGCATTCATCGTTGGTGCAGTTCCAGCTCTCTCGAATGCGGTGCTTCATGCTGATGCGGCGCTTCATCGGCTGACCGCAGTTGTCGCACCGGACGAAGTCTCGGAGCAGGTCGATGGCATCGTTTTCCTTTTCGCAGGTATTGCGCTGCCGTGCCGTTTTCAGGCTGACCGCTGCTTCATATATGGCTTCATCTATGATGGGGTCGTATTCTTCAGTCCCAACATATTTAGCGTTGTCGATGATTCTTGCGATACGGGCTTTATCCCATGTGGTGGTCTTTTGTGTATATGGGATCTGGCGGCCGGTCAGTTCTTCCGCGATTGCTTTGAGAGAAGCGCCATTCAGATATGCCTTAAAGATATCTCGGATGACTTCAGCTTCCTCAGTGGATATGACCGTCCTGCCATTTCGCATCGTGTACCCGTATGGGATGTACCGTATCTTTTTCATGGTCGCCTCCTATATGCGTTCTCTGAATCGAAGCCCGCCAAGGAGTTCTACGGACATTTCGTCCTCTTTATTGATTTGGATGGACTTCACAATTTCCAGAAAGAGTTTCTCATCGAATGCTTCAAGGGGTTCTTCCAGCTCGAAGATGAGCATCTTCAGCTTCCTGACTTTTTCCAGCATGGTGGCAGCTTTCGAATTAAACTTTTCCTGCCTGACATCCTTGAGCTTTGCCAGCTCTGCATTGATCTCATTGGCTTGTGCCTGATAGACTTCAGGGGCGAGGTATCCCTTGGAGCGGAGCTGTTCGAGCATAAGCAGTTTTGCATTCAACTCGGCGATGCTCTTGCTTAAGTCTCGGGCGGCTGTATTGTTCCGCTTCATAGCTGCCAGCGTCATCTCCAGTCTGCTGATGACCTGCCCGAGAATGTTATCTTCCGAGAATCGCAGTTTGTTTACCATGGAGATGAAGCCGTCGTAGATCCGTTCTTCGCTGTAGTAGTTGGAGCTGCAGGCTGTACTGTCATCTTTGTGAAGGGAGCATACCCACTTCACGGTGCCCGACACGATTCTGCGCCTATAGAAAGAGCCGCACTCAGAACACTGAATGCGGCTTGTAAGCGGGTATATATTTTGTGTTGTTACTTTGGAGAAGTTCTCCTTGCGCTTTTCGATAAGGGTTTGAACAGTATCAAATACATTCTTATCGACGATGCCAGGGTGGGTCCCCTTTGCATAGAAACGGTCTTCCTGACCACGATTGGTATGCTGATTGAAAGGAACTGTCGTCTCACGATAGGTCTTTTGATAGAAGCTATCGCCGATATACTTTTCATTCCTTAAGATATATGCTACACGGCTCGGACGCCAGGTTTCCTTCCCGGACTTGGTAGGGATGTTGAGCTTGTTCAGCTCTCTTGCGATCTCGCTCGTGGAGAAGCCCTGCAAGTACAGGGTGAAGATATTCCGGACGATGACAGCTTCCGGTTCATACACGGCCAGCATCTTATCAACCAGCCGATATCCATAGGGAGCGTTGCTGTCCACATACTCACCGAGTTCCATGCGCTTGACGATAGAGAGCCGCTGGTTCATGGAGATGGACTGCGATTCCTCCTGCGCCAAAGCAGAGAAGGTATTAAGAAGCATCTCATCGCCCATGGAGAGCGTTGAGATGCCTTCCTTTTCGAACTGGACGCCCACGCCCAGCAGCTTGAGTTTTCTTACATAGGCCAGCGCGTCTTTTGTGTTTCGTGCGAAGCGGGAGATGGACTTCGTTATGATGAGGTCGATTTGCTTGAGCTCACACATGCGAATCATCCGTTGGAATTCATCGCGGGTTTCACTTTTCATTCCGGTGAGACCTTCGTCGGCGAAGATGTCCACCAGTTCCCAATCGTCGCGTGCTCCGATGCATTTTTTGTATGCTCGGATCTGTGCGGCATAGGAGTTGAGCTGATCGGCAGAGTTGGAAGACACTCGGCAGTATGCTGCGACCTGCATCTTCTTTGTGCTCTGTCTTGTGATAGGGGTAATGAGTCGCACTTCAGACATTCCAGTGCCCTCCTTTCTCTAATTTTGGTTGGTATCATATTATGATACCAACCACTTTTGGCAAACCACATTATACTGATAACTACATTGAATAGCTATCAAAACAATCGGAACAGCACAGAATTGACCTTATGCACAATTTTCAGTGCGCTAATACTATGTCTGCGCCGGTGAGCTTCATATAATACTTCTTCGCCCTGGCATATTCCTTTTCTGTGATCAACTCCTGTGCAAGGAGATCCTTCAGCATATCAACAATAAAGAGAAAATTGGCGTTCTTGGTGTTCTTGTTTGACAGCATAGTGCTACCTCCTTGGCTGTAGTTGTTTTTGTGTCTATTGAAATAGGCGGAGAAAAAGACAGCGGGCTACAATATAGCCCACTGCCCTTAGTTGTTTGGCTGCTTTAATATTAAATGCTGGCCGCAATCAAGGCATTATCGCATGACTTAAAACTGCATTGCTTCGCTATCCTCCAGACCGTGCTGGAAGAACATGATATAGTAGATGGGGATATAGATGATCTTTCCCTTCGTAGAGACCGTTCGCTCATTGGACACAACAAAGGCTTTCTGAATATGATAGTCTTCATTCTTCACGAAGTTGTTCAGCGCACTGTGGATGGTATAGTCCTTGCCAGACTTCACTTCAATGGGGACGGCGGATAATGTGGCATAATCGTCGATGAGGTAATCCACCTCACCTTTATGGCGGTTATCATAATAGAACAGTTTGTAACCATGCGCGATAAGTTCACTGGCTACGACGCTTTCATAGACGGAGCCGAGATTGATGCTGGCTTCATCGTCCAGCACAGCTCGGATGTTATTGCCATAAAGGATGCCGGTCAGGATACCCACATCATTCAGGTATAGCTTTAGTAGGTTTTTCCCTGTGGACTCGACCAACGGGAATACCGGGTTAGAGATAGCCTGAACATTAAGGGCAATGCCCGCGCTGATCAGATACTCGAACTCGTCTTGATAATCTGCGAAGGTCTTTCCCCTCTTATCTTCTATGCTCTGTGCTACGACACGCTTTTTCTTATTCTCCATATTGGAGGGGATCAGGTCATAGATACGGCGGATCTTCAGCTTACGCTCCTCATCATATTTAGATGCGTCGGCGGCATAGTAATCGTGGATCTCCTGTTGGATCTCACGGACGAGCTGGATGTTGTGGTTATCCAGATAGGAATTGACCGCGTCTGGCAGACCGCCGACCAGCAGATATTTCCGAAAGTAGTCCATCATCTTGTTGTGGGTCGGCTCATCCAGCGCTTCCAGTCGCTCGAACTTCTTCCGCATGGCAGAGATGGCAAACTCGTTCAGACCGTTGGCATAGAGAAATTCCTCGAAGTCCAGAGGGAACATCCGAACTTTACGGATGCTGCCCATGGGGATCGATGTGGTCTGTGACAATGTCACCCCCAACAAGGATCCGCTGGCGATATAGGTGAAGCGATCATCTTGGGATAGGAACTTCAGTAGAGTCAATAGATGAGGGTATGCCTGGATCTCGTCGATAAAGATCAGCGTGTTGTCTTTCTGCTTCATCTTGCTGCCTTCCAGCATACTGACTTGTAGGTAAAAGTCCTCAACGGTTTTCGTTTCGGCAAATAACCGTGGGCCGATGGAGTCCTCTACCATGTTGATCTCGATGAAGTTTTCAAACAACTTGTGTCCCACATATCGGATGATATAGGTTTTTCCGACCTGACGCGCACCGTCTATCAGAAGGATCTTCTTTGAATCGCTTTGCAGATGATCTTCGATAAGAGATTCAATTTTCCGAAACAGCATCGTTGTCCCTCCTTGCAATGACTTTTCAAGAGGATTATACACCGCAAAGAGCAACTTTTCAATATAATTATGTCGAGGCTGTTGGCACTTTTCAAAAATACAGATGATAGAAATCTAAGGACAAGTCTTGTCCTCACATTTCTATCATCAAAAAGGCGGGAGCCGTCCATTGGTTGGAAGAATATTGCTTTTCCCTGGTATGGTTCGGCTCCCGCCGTATTTGTTTTTTGCTTCTTAATGATCCTATTCGACACTACTTCCCGGATCGTGGGCGGCTAAACTGACCGGTGGCTGGCACCACCCTCCGGGAATCTCACCCCTCCGAGGATCTCTCCGAGCTGCCCCCATTGCTTGAGTCTGTGGCTGGACAGTGAGTACAGGTCAACGGTATCATTGCGAGACAGCTTGCCAAAGCTGCTTTGGGCTGGGTGGGTATCGCTCGGCCACCTTAGTAGGCCGTCTTTTATGCGGTGTTATCCGCACAGGTGGGTCTTGGCGCACCCGCCGCATCGCTGCTCCCCTTCGTCGGGGGCCCGCTGACTGACGTTATCAGTCGCCGGATATTCAGTTTTCAACGTTCACAAGAAGAGATTTTTCTTCTCGCATGTATACGGGAGAAAACAGGCATCTTAACAACCCTCCTCGTCCAAATTATTTTTGATTTTTTTCAAAATGCGCTTCTTCCGCTCATGGACGGCCTGCTGAGACATCCCCAGCCTCTGTGCGCATTCCCTTTCGGTGCGGTTCTTGAAGTAAAGTTCATAGACCAGCTCGTAGTCTTTCGGAGGAAGCAGATCCAGGACATTACGCAGGGACTGGAATACCATCTCCTCAATGGCCTGATTTTCGGGCGTATTTTCATAATCTATAAACTCGTGGAACCGCTCGTATCCCTCATTTTCGCCGCCGATCAGCGAACTCATCTGTGTCTCATGCTTAAAAAAGCGTTCTGTGCTATCTTCGATGTTCCATTTCGTTCGCCTGTAAGTCTGAAAAACTTCCTTGGTTACTTGGATAAGCTCATATTGGCCGGTCATCGTGTTGTAAACATTGAGAACATATACTTTTTCGGACATGATTTTGATCTCCTTTTGATTTTTTGAAATTGATGGGGTTTTCAAAAAATCGGAGATCAGGGATATCGAGCGATATAGGGCTCCCAAAGGCTGGTCAGCATTGTTACCTCCGTTAAGGGGCAACAGCACAAAAAAGCCGGGCATTAAGAAGGTAGGTACACTTTGCAGTAACCTTATCCTCTCAATGCCCGGCAATTTGGTGACTCATAGATTTCCTAATCTAAGGACCCGTGGCTCGGTGCGATCAGCTTTCTTATTCTGTTGTCGTTCTTATGCGTAAGTGTGGCAGGGTACCCGGTAATAGGTAGCTCTCCTGCGGCTTGGGGTGCGATAACTCAGGTCGATCTCAACAACCTTTCGGCAGTTGGGACACTTCAGTTCAATGATGCCCGAGGTGGGCGTCACCTTATCAAAGATGCGCCAGTCGCATTTTGGACAGCGCTTTACGACTTTGATCTCATATTGGTTAGTTTTCATAGCATACGATCCTCCTCATCCATCTCGACTCGAACCAACCTATAGGGGTCGGAAAAATCATTCCTTTTCAGAAGTCCGAGCTGCATCATCCGAATGGACAATGCTGTTTTGGAAACCCCCATAAATGATGCCATCGCCTCAAACTTCTTATAGTCAGCAGAGGCAAATACTCGGTTAAGTAAGCGCATCTGAGTTCCAAGCCCGAATCGCTCCATGCTCCGAATCACACATTCTGGCGGAAGCAAGATCATGGCAGCCAATGTTTCGACTTGCCATTCCTCCCAATCGGTATTCCCTCTACTGCTTCGGTAATAGCAGTGGACAGAGCGTGCTTTTGCCTGGGCTCCATAGTCATGCGGAAACAGCATTTTCAGAATATGGTGACAGCTCTCATGGGAAACAGTATAGTTTCTGCGGCCTATGTTTGCGCCTTCTTTCATGAGTTCGCTTTCAATCAAAATGGTTTTTCCATCGAGCATATAATATTGCTCTTCTTCGCAGCTCGAATCTTCGGGAAATATCTCAACGCCTACCTCACAAGAAGATGTCAAGCCGATTTTCTCGCCGTTCAGGGATAACCGGGCATAATCGACACGAAGGCCCAGGAGCTCTTGGCAGAGATAATCGATATCTACTCGTTCCGGGGCTTGACCGGATATAGCCGGAAGTTTTTTATAGGCTGCGATGACTCTTCCGCCGATTGTCTCAAGGTCATTGCGTGATAGATATTTCAATGGCTCATCTCCTATATATGGAGGTTTTTTGCTTCGACAAACCACTGATCTTCGTCCTCGAAGAGATAGGTTTGCCTTCCTCCGATCATGATCGTATAACGGATGCCTGTTCCGCCAACTTTTGTTGCTGCAGCTCTCCGTCTGCCGCAGACACGGTCGATAGGATATTCCTTCCCATCTTCAAAAGTCAGAGAGACAGGAGTTTTGGTGCGGTCTGGTGCTACGACGACCAGCACCTTCACCACGGCTTTGTGGAATTGCATTTTCATCTTGTTCAGCCTCTTCCCTTCAGTTGGCAGTAGTTACTGATACATAAGTCCAGGCATGGTCACCAACTGCCTGCCGTCATCTGGGATCTTCAAGTCACCCATAAGCACGGCGTAGGAAATGGCTCGTTTGCCGAACCTTTTTCGAATGTCCTCAACAGCGTCCTCCAGACGGATGCGGCGATCTCGCTTCTGATGATCCACGAACATGGAGAGCTGCTCTGCTTCTTTCTGCGATACCAAATCAATACCACGGATAGTGACGGCTCGAATCGGCTTGTCCCACCGATATCGTTCCATAAACAGATGAAAGCCTGCCCCTGCGATCTCATTGGGGAGCTGTGTTCTGAATGGGAGCTTACACTGGTACTGTGAGCCATACAGGTCATTTGCCCGAACGGAGACTTGAACACCACAGGCCATCAACTCGTGGACACGGAGTCGATGCCCAACATCCTGGCTCAATTCCAGCATGACTCGGAAAACTTCTTCTGGTGTTTGCAGGTCAGCGGTGCAGGTGATCCCGTGTCCGATGGACTTGACGGGGCTGACAAAGTCCTTATGCATGACACGAGAAGTATCCGTTCCATTTGCATATCTCCAGAGCTTAATGCCATTAATCCCCAGCATGTGCTGTAGCATTTCCGGGGAGGTCTTTGCCACATCACCGATGGTGCGGATCCCGTATTGGGCCAGTTTGTTTTCTGTGGATCTTCCCACATAGAGCAGCTCGGCGGCATCGAGCGGCCAGATCCTTTCCTTGAAGTTATCCTGCCTGATTTCGGTGATTGCATCCGGCTTCTTCATGTCCGACCCGAGTTTGGCAAAGATCTTGTTGAATGACACGCCGATGCTCACCGTCAGGCCAAGCTCATCCTTTGTTGTCTGCCGAATCGCCTCGGCGATCTCCATGCCTGTTCCGCAAATACTGGAGCCGGTCACATCAAGCCAGCACTCATCCATGCCATACGGTTCAACAAGATCCGTATATCGGTGGTAGATTTGGCGAGCCAGCTTAGAATACTTGAGGTACTGGTCGTACTGAGGCGGTACAACGATCAGTCCTGGGCAAAGCTGCCGAGCTTCCCAATTTACCATGCCTGTTTTTACTCCAGCTTTCTTGGCTAAGTCCGACTTGGCTAAGACGATACCATGACGCTCTTCCGTCGAACCGCACACTGCAACAGGCTTTCCTTTGAGATCAGGATCGAGCATCATCTCAACGGATGCGTAGAAGGAGTTCATGTCACTGTGCAGAATAACGCGCTTACTATCCATGTGTTTTTCACCTCTTATCTTGTCCGTGTGCCTTCATAATAATTTGATTGTTTGTCTATGTCAATGTCGCATTTGTAGAGTAATAGTCAATTTTCTATTGACAGTGAGTGTTTTCCGCTATATACTGAAGCCATAAACAGAAAAGGCGGTCGCTATTATGAGTAAGAGCAAAGCTAAAATTCTTTCTCTCCCGATAACGAATCACGCGAACTATAATGCAGAGACGGAACGTCAGGAAAATGTTATCGGAGCTCGCATTGATGAAGCACGACGCAAAGCTGGACTCAGCCTTGTCGACTTCAGCGCACTTTTGCGGCAGTACGGGGTAACAATGTCCCCCAGCGGCATCAATAAGTGGGCAAAGGGCAGCGCCCTGCCTAACGCCTATCAAATGATGGCCGTTTGCCATGCGCTCGATCTGGATGTGGATGTTTCTTATTTTTGCAGTAGTCATACGCCGGTGCTCAATGATACTGGTTTGGCAAAGGTCAAAGAGTACAGGAATGACCTGATTGCTTCAGGAAGATATAAGCCGCAGCCAAAGGTGGTCAGTATTCTCAAGTACATAGATATGCCTGTGAGCAATCTTGCGGTATCTGCTGGTACCGGCGAGTTCCTTGAAGAAGGGAACTTTGAGATGGTTAGTTTCCCTGAGAAGTCTGTTCCGAAAGGTGCCGATTTTGGCGTGCGGGTTTCTGGTGACAGCATGGAGCCGGTCTATCATGACGGTCAGATCGTTTGGGTAGAGGAATGCGAGACTCTGGCCGTTGGTGAAGTCGGCATCTTTGTCTATGATGGCGATGGCTATTTGAAGGTTTACAGCGAGCAGGAGCCAGACGAGCAACAAAGGGATGCATTTACTGATAGCTATGGCTGTCTGCACATGCAGCCTGTGATGCTGTCCTATAACCAGGCATACGCACCCAAGGCGATCATGCCCGACTCGAGATTCCAAATCGTAGGGCGCGTCCTTTGAGTACAGAATATTGGACTACATTTCCTTTAGAATTGAAGACAGGAAAGAATGTAGAAAGGCGGGGATTACATGGATACGATAGCAAGAGTGATGGAGTTGGCCGACGAGCGTAACCTCTCGCTTTTCAAGCTATCTCAGTTGTGCGATGTTTCCTATTCAACTTTGAAGAATGCTGAGATGCGTGGAAGTCAGTTAGGGGTTCCTACAATAGAGCGTATCTGCGCTGCGCTGGGGGTCACATTGAGTGACTTCTTTTCGGTATCAGAAAAATGATCTGCAAAAAGAGAGAGGCCGGAACGATGTTCCTGGCCTCTCTTTCACTTTTGAGTTATTTACTATTCTTCTTTTTCTTTGTTGCGAAAACAGCAGCTCCTACACCGGCGACTCCTGCTGCGCCAATTGCGACGGCAAGAGGAGAAGAAACTCTAACTTCGTACTCAGAGGAAAAGCCGTCCGCAGAAGTGGCTATTACGGTTACCGTGCCACCCTTTAATGCGGTCAAGACACCATTCTCATCAATCGATGCGATTTCTGGATTACTAACACTCCAAGTGATTTCCGGGTAGGTGGCGTTTTGAGGAAGCACTTCGGCATACAGTTCAATAGTATCCTCTTTATTGATGGTTCCCTTCACACTTGCCGTGATGATGATCTCTTCCACATCTATTGGAAGAACCTCGATGGTATATACAGCTGAAACATCTTTTTGGGTTGCAGTGATTGTAGCTGTACCCGCATTCTTTGTAGTGATTACGCCCTCATCAGAAACACTTGCGACAGAGGGGTTATTTACGCTCCATTCGATCCTTTGGTCCGTTGTATTGGCGGGCACAAAGATACCCGATAATGTAGCAGTCTCGCCGAGCAGAATTGAATCGGGTCCATCAATCTCCAACGAGGATGCCTTGATCTCGCTGATTCTTACAGCAACGGAATCGTGGATCCCATTTGTTGATGTTGCGGTAATTACCGTTTCGCCGCAGGCTAATGCGCTGATTTTTCCATCATCCGAAACCGATGCGACCGCTGGGTCTTCGGATGTCCAAACAAGTTTTGGATAGGTTGCATCACTTGGAGATACGACCGCTACAACCGGGATTTCATCACCTAAAAGCGCATCGATTTCATCTTCTGCAATATCCACGGTTTCAACATATTTTTCTTTGACAGTTATTCCAACTTTACCGCTTACGCCGTTGCTGGCAGTAGCGCGGATTTCTACCTTGCCCGCAGATAGCAACTGTACGCTTCCAGAGTTTGAAACGGTTGCGATTTCATCATTGCTGCTTGACCAGACTATGGATGGATCATCAACATTCTCAGGGACAATTTGAGATGCCAGCACAAAGGTGTCCCCAATGTAGTGTCCGTTCGAATCGGGTAAACCGGAAACGACAACTTTGTCCGCAGTGATTTCTTTTACGGTGATCTTAATTGTGTTCTTTTTTCCATTAAATGATTCCGCAGTTATAGTGGCTGTGCCATAGTTTTTGGCTGTGATCACGCCGTTCGACATGGAAATAATAGAAGAGTCGCTGCAACTCCAAGTAATATTGGTATTGCAGGCGTTGCTCGGATAGACCGATCCCTCAATTGATGTTGTCTCTCCGATACCCAAAGTGGTCTTTCCCGCTGTGATTTTTACGCTTGATGGGAAAACATCTCTGTACGGGCAATAGCCTCCAGAGTGTAGGTGGGCTGGATATCCTCCACAGTGGTAATGGTAGCTGCCAAGGCCGCTCTTGTTCTTGTTATCTCTGTGTCCACCACTACTATCGGTACGTCCAGAATGGGCAAAAGCAGTCGTTGCCGATGCAACGACGAGAAGAAGCGCGAACACGATTGTCAGAAAGCGTTTAATCTTTGTATTCATAAGTCCCTCCCACTTATGGATTGCAATTTCTGTACGGGTTACACACTTGATTTATTAATTTGCTCGCTATGCTGGCATGTAGGGTAGTTTGTGCATCCATAGAACTGTCCGAATTTCCCCCTTCGCTTTACCATGAATCCACCGCACGCTGGGCAGATGTGCTGGGTGGTCAAGACGGATGTGTCCTGCACTTTATAATCGCATTGGGGATAATTACTGCAACCAACGAAATACCTGTTTGATTCATCATTCTTACGGACCAGCAGCGTTCCCGTCTTACAACGCGGGCATTTGACATGCTCCTGCGTCGTGTTGCCATTTGCCAGGATAAACACAGACTGTGACGGTGTAAACTCTTTGAAGAACTCGGACGGACGCTTACTGTCCGTGAGGATGAACACACGGTTTTTGGTGCGGGTCATGGCAACATACAGTAGGCGACGCTCCTCTGCATACGGGTAGTCCTCCGGGGCGGTCAATACAAGACGCAGTATGGGGTCATCGGCTATCTTATTTGGAAAGCCCAGCGTTGCATTTTGGAAGTTCAGCAGCACCACATTATCGGCTTCCAGCCCCTTCGACTTATGCACGGTCATAAAGCTGATGGGAGTTTCAGGGGATGCGAGGTACTTGAGGCTGCCGTTCTTACCGACCTGAAATAGCCCTGACTCAGCTACTAATTCAAAATCATAGTTTGTACGGCCCAGAAGCATGATGGATGCCTGCGGGCCAAAACCAGCTATGATCTTATCCATAATGCGCCGGAGTGTTGGGAACGGGGTCGTCTCATAACACATAAAGGTTATGGGATAGTCCAGCGTTTTCGGAGAGTGAAGAGTCTTTCGAAGCTGTTCAGGGTTTCGCATTACAAATCTCCCAGCTTCGTCAATGAGCTGCTGTGCGTTGCGATAGGTCTGCTCCAATCGTAAGATGGCAGATGCGCCGAAGTACTCTTGGAAATGAGTAAACAGTGTAATATCACTTCCGGCAAAACGGTAGATAGATTGCCAGTCATCGCCTACACAGAGCAGTTTGGCCTTAGTCTGATCTAAGATGGCTTTGACCAGCTTATATCTTGCAAAGGAAATGTCCTGATACTCATCAATGATGATGTACTGATATGGATGTACCTGAAAGCCGTCCGACACCTTTTCCGTGGAGAGGTTTATCATGTCCGCAAAGTCGATAGCACCATTTTCCTGAAGATTCCCTTCATACGCTATCAGCAGCGGCAGCAGGATTTGCTTGAACAGTTCTGTTCGTTTACGGAAGAATAGCCGCTGGAATAAGCTATCTCCAGAGTATAGCGACAGCAGATCCTCTGGCCTGTATCCCTTTGATTTGAACAGTGTAATGAAGGTGCAGCACAAGCTGATAAACTCCGAGAAATAGCGATCACTTTCCTTTTCATATATCTTCTCAAAGATATCACGGAAATTGGGCTCATGGTACTTTACACCATTCTTTTTGAGCAGTGAATCCAAGTAGTCCAACAGCTTGCCTTCACTCGAAAGGTACGAATAGGTTTCCAGCAGCTTGGTTCCATGACTTTTGTGAGTCTCCCGTTTCCAGACCATATCATCAAGGTACTTTTGCTCCTCAATGGGGGTAAGCCATGGCACACGCCCATTTCTGGTCACGCCAAAATGCTCCAAGTACAGGTCATATTCAGGCAGATAAAAGTCTGGACGATAAGCTTTTCTGCCGGGGTCATCCGACTCGAATGGGTACAACCGCTCGTACTCGTAATTGACGCCATTGAGGAACAGAAAGTTCGCAATAGACACTTCCTCAAGGCTCTTTACCCGTTCGTCTCTTAGAGTCCGTCGTTGCTCGCTACGATCAGCTGTGGCCTGACTGACCCACTGCGCTTGATCGTATTTGCTGCGGAGCGTTTCAAAATCCACCGATTTCTCGTACTCATAAGCGGCCCCCAGCGAGTCAAACTTCTCCATATCGGCGGGAATGTGAAGGTAGTAGGCAAAAAACTCAATCAACTGTTTTACCAGCTCTGGGTGCGATACAACCTCGTTCTCGAAATAGTTTCGGACAAAATCAACGAGATTGTCTTGGACATCTGGGCGTTTGCCTTCCGCTGCAGTAATGATGTCAAGCCCCAGCTTATGAAAGGTCGTTGCTTGAACAGGAATACCGAGCCGCCCAGCAATGCGCTCAGTCATTTCTTCAGCCGACTTCTTTGTGAACGCAATCAGCAAAATATCCTCTGGCGCAACGCCACATTCTTGGCAGAGGTACTTAACTTTTCCGGCTATCGTAAGTGTCTTGCCGCTGCCAGCACCAGTGTACGGGGTTCATCACTAAGAACAACGATCCGTTGTTGCTTGTCCAAGCTTTTCCCATCTATATCGGATAACAGGCTATCGCAGCGCTGGGAGTTCATAGACAGAAACGACTCGTTCATTGCCGCAAGAGTGTCAGCCACATGGTCGTAGTTTTGGAAAAACTGCTGTACAGCGGGGAATATAGGGCTGTTTTTCGGAATGCGGGTGGATCTGATTTCTCTATATGTTTGCGCCCATTCTGCTTTAAAGGCGTCGATTTCTCCCAAGGATATATATCGTCCAACCATTTGTTGGACGGCCAAGTTGAAAGCCGACATTTGGCCCTTTATAGCTTTTTCTTCCTCGACCGTCAGGGAGGGTTTAAACCCTTCGATGATCTTTTGAAATATCCCCATTCAAGTACCTCCATACGGAGTATTACGGCTTACAGCGCTTACATGGGTCATAGCCCATCGCAATTAAATCGGATCGACTGCCAGTGTAATCCTGGCGATTGCTGGACTTGATTTGACCTGCACTGGAGCAGCTTGGGTAATGGAATTTATGAGTATTGGTGTTCAGCACATAGGTCTGTCCCTGTGGCTGTGTTTCGGTCGGAGCCTGGGGTTCCGGCTCAGTAACGGCAGGGGTTGTCTCTGACGGCTTAGTAGTAGGTCCTTCAGCCGCAGAACCGTCCAGCTGGCTATCACCAGTAGCATAGTCGATGCTTACGCCGGGTTGGACATTGTAACAGAATACGCAGAACAGGATGCCATCGCCCTTGTCCTCTACAGATTCTGCTTCCATGACCACACCGGATGCGACCAGGTTATTTCCGTCAAACACAGGGGTTACGCGATACAAAACATGGTTGCTGGTTTCCTTTATGTAGTCGGCCACCATGTTTTCAAACGGTAGCATTCCTTGGATGTTAAGATATCGGGTTCCAGTAATCAGATTTTGCGTGTTGGCATTTTCTGCAGTCAGCTGATAGCCGATAAGGTGGCAGCGGTTGTAAAGATACTTGCCATCCACACAGTCATATTTGACTGTATGCCAGCCGGAGGGCTTAACTTGTCCGATAGAGCCACGTTCCTCCGTGGGCATCGTATCAAGGCCAACATTGGCATAGGCAACGCCACAGCGACCAAGAGAGTCAAGATTGCTATAGGTTTCAAAAGATGTAGTGGTAAACTCACTGTCCGTAAAGTAAGGGATATTGTTATTCAGAGCCACATAGGGGCTGCCAGAATACGCAGGGATGTCAGAAAGCGAGTAGCTGATCGTAACAGGGCCGGTCGGTGCAGTTACTTCATCTGTTGTAGGCGGCGTGGTTGTCCCCTGCTCAGTAGCTGGATCGATGGTGGGTTCGGTTACTTCCGGGAGAGCAGTTTCGGAGGCTGGGGGTTCTGTGCTTTGGCTGGTACTTGGGGAGTCAGCAGATGGTGTTGTCGGCGTTTCCGAGGTAGCCAATGCGACGGAGAAGGAGATGCAGAAGGCAATGGCAATGATAGCTGGCTTTAGTGCCTTGCGCTGCTTCTTGTTTTCTCGCTCTGCCAGTTGCTTTTTCTGTGCTGACTTCTTATTCAACTCGTACCATCGGGCATTGTCTCCTTCAGGAATTGCAGGTATGTTCTGAGCGCCAAGCAGCTTGTCCCATATGCCACGAATCGGCTTGATGGGCAGTGCGAGAACGGCAGTAATGACCAGAAGCAGGCTACCCACACAGGCACCGGCGCCCAAGGCCAGCAGCAGGCAGAACACCACGAAGACCCAGCCACCAGTGGTTTTCAAGACTTGAAGCAACCTATCCTTGCTCATTTCGTGTAAACCTCCTCCGTGATTTTTTCATGCGAGTTGCCGACAAAATCCTCAGTGGAAACCAATTGCCACCCATGCGCTGCAAGAGGGATGTCAAAATGGAGGTCTGCTGGGTAACTCCGGTTCCATTTATACAAGATGATTCTATCGATCCACTGCTCGTAATGGGCAACGGAACAGTCCTCTGCAAAGCAGACATCCTCTGGAGCAGCTTCGTTCATAAAGGACTCGTCCGCGTTGATCAGTGCCTCTGGGTCAAACTGCTTTGCGGAGTAATGGTTCATCCAGAGGTGTTTTCCCTCTGCCTGCTTGAGAATACGCTCCCTGACAACCACATCCTTACTCTGACGCCTGTGGTTGAAGAGCATCCCCATATTGTCATCCACGCACACAATTAAGGTCATTTTCTTCTCCCTCTCTCATCAGCGTTAGGCCAGCTTTTTTTAGCTCTGCAGCAAGAAGGGACTCATCCACGACAGCGTCCAACCCCTCCGCGCCAGCCGCATGGTTCATACGGTAAATCAGCATAACAGGCTTGCCGCGGATAATGCCGTGTTTATCCGCCCATGTTTTGGAAAACAAGTCATTCAACTCACGATAGGTCATATGTCCCTCCCCATACTGTTCGCCAATCAATGATCTGGCGATTGATATCACTACCGGTCAGTGATTCATTCTGGTCGAAAAAGATGGCTATGCTCAGCATCAAACCATACCGTTACTTGTTCACGGGTTACAGTCTTGCCAACATTATACATGAAAGTTTCATTACCTGCAATCACTCTCCGTGCTTATGAAGAAGTGTAATATACTCTTCTCTTCTGACTTAAATCTCCGATAGAGTGAGCTGTTCTGGTGGGTTCACTATGAACTCGTCCTGGGTTCAACGAGCGGGCGCAGTTCCCCCTTGATGGGGCGATGATAGTTGCGTTTTAATTGAGCAAAGTGGTTGGTATCATAATATGATACCAACCACTTATCGTGGTGCGCAGAGAGGACGGTCATTTACCACTCGATATAAATCAGCGCTGTTGGGCAACATAGAACCGCAAGGTATTGGGCAAGCACCGATACCTTGCGGTTTTATTCTCTATACGAAAACATCTTTCATCGATTGACTTAATTACGAGCCAATCTGCGGATATTTCCAATGATGAGCATTAAGTCATCGTCATTTAATTTATGGAGTTCCTCGATGGCCGTTTGCAGAAGTGCAGGATTTTCCTCGGATTCATCGAAGAATTGGCTTGGTGTGATATCAAAATAGTCGCAGATTTGAAGGAACTCCGCCATGGGTGGCAGTGACTTGCCGGAGGATATGTTATAAATATAGCTCCGGCTGTGTCCGAGATCATAACTCATTTGATATTCGGAGACGCCCTTTTTCAATCTCAGCTGGGTAATTCGGTCACGCACGAATTGTGTGTCCATATAATACTCACCACCTATTCTATGCATATTGTAGGTGATGGTTGGGAGAAAATGACCCACGATTTTACGCTGTCCAGCTTGAAACAATACAGAATATTATGCTATAATACAGGTAAATATGTCTACAAGAAGAGTAATCGGACAATACGTCAAGTATTAGTTGTTTGAGGCGTGCGGAATTGATTTTTCAGTAAAACAAAAAGCGAGTGCCACAGGCACTCGCACGGGTAACTTTCTTTTTCGTGAAGTAAGTTCCTTGACGAAAAAAGCTGCGAAGTCCATGATCCCGCATGACTTCGCAGCTTGACTTGACGGAGAAATTGACGGCTATTCTATTATGGTCAGGTTTAGTCGCTCCATATTTTTCTTTTTTAATTCAAAAGATGAGTGTACATATTTGTTCAATGTAATATTTACATTGGAGTGCCCTAAGATCTCGCTCAGGCTCTTAATCTCAAACCCCAGTTCAACACACCTTGTCGCAAAGGTATGTCTAAGCGCATGGTAATTCGCGTGTTCAATCCCGGATGTTTTTACATAATTTCTGAAACGATTTTGGAGCGTTCGTGGCTCGATAAACTGATTCTTCTCTCCGGTCAAAACAAATGCGTTCCTATCTGCCTGAAACTGTACAGCATATTGCATGAGAAACTGAGGGAGAGGAATATCTCGATTTGAGCTCGCGCTTTTAGGTTCTGTAATGATTATCCGTGTTTTCGATGCCATATTCTCTGGTGCTTGGATACGCTGCATGGTTTCTCTGACCTCTAAAATACCACTGTCTAGTCGAATGTGTTCCCACCGGAGTGCGCACGCTTCGCCGATTCGGATACCTGTATAGAGGCAAAGAAGAACGGTAAATTTCGTAAGATCCATGTCCTGCATTAAAACATACTCTAACTGTTGTTGCTCAATTTCCGATAATACACGCATATTTTTTCTGCTTCTTTTTACAGACAATCCAGCGGTCGAGCAAATCACGAGATGATTATTTTCTTGCGCATAGCGCATGGATCTCTTAATGACAACTAAAATATCCGACACACTCTTTGGCGAAAGCCCTCCACTTCCGTCCAGCCTCCCGCACTGGAGAAGGTGGTCAATATACTTTTCAAGGAGTGCATTGCTTATTTCGCCAATCTGGTAGCCTCCCAGAAAGGGTTGTATGTGACGCTCGACAAGATGATTATATCTTGAGAAGGTCGATTCCTTTACATGGTTTTTGGCAGAAAGTAGCCACATCTTGAGAATCTCGCTATACGATGTAGGCTGCGGGGCCCGGCTATCGGAAGTTTGAATTGGTCTTGATGCAGTTTCTTTTAGCTTAGATTTCACCTCAGAATAGCTTTTCCCATAGACATAGCCGTACTGTATCCTTCCGTGTAGTATACGACATTTAATGTATCGACCTTCCCAACGCCCGTCTTTTCTCTTGTAGATGTTCTCGCCTCTTTTTGACAT